ATTACTGGCACACTCATGCTGATGCAAACACCATGCCGCTACGGCGTTGGGCTTTTTGTATTGCAGCAATAATGTCTTGCCCAATTTGATCAGGCGTGCTTACTAAGCCAGCGTTAACAGTAATGGTCATACCGCCGCCCATCTGACCCATCCTCGACAATGGGATTACGGCTTCTGGGCCTGCCTCGCCAATCATCGCCAATGTTGGTTGATTGACAATGCCGCCGCTAGCCATCTTTGGGATGTTTATTCCGCCGCCGCTAGTTGTGCCTTCATCGCCACCAACCCTGCCAATTTTAATCTCACCAATAAAGCCAATATCAGGTAGCAACGGCAAAGCGTTGTAACCCTTAATGATTGCGTTAATAACTTTTATCCAACTATTGGCCCACACCTCAAACACGCCAATAATGCCGTTAACTACAGCCTTTACGCCTGTGCTAAACCACTCAAACTTTTTGTATGCCACAACTAAACCAACAACTAGCAACGCAATGCCGGCTGCGATCAGGCTAAATGGGTTAAGCGCCATAGCAATGTTTGTGGCCACAATTGCGGCGGCTACTGCGCCGATAGCGCCAGCAATAATTAAAAACGCTTGTGGGTTTTCTTGTGCCCAATCAGCAAACTTTTGTAGGTACGGCAAGACAGCCTCGACTACTGGCAACAACGCTGCGCCAATTGACTCTTTAGTTTCGTCTAACGAGTTTTGCAGTATTTTAAATTTGCCTGCTGCGGTATCTGCTGCCTCTGCTGCTGCGCCACCAAACGTTCCGCCAAGTACGTTCATTACGTCATCAAGTGACGCGCCATCTTTAATCATGGCTTTAATCTCTGGTGAGAGTGCTTGCAAGCCTTTCATGTTGCCGCCGTAAGCCTTAGCAAGAGCATCGCTGACCTCTGCCAATGACTTGCCTGACCCTGCAGAAATGTCTTGTGCCAATCCCAGCGCGTCTGTGGCTGTGGCAATGTCCTTAGTTCCACGTACAAGGCTCGCTAATGCTGGTCGTAGTTCAGAGTCTGCGACACCTGACGCTCGACTCATCTGCGCGATCATGTCCTCGCTGGCTTTAACTTGTGCGTCTGTTGCGCCAGTGACGTTTTCTAATGTCAAAGCCAATTGTGCTTGTTCGGCTTCGTCCTCCATTGCCGCTTTAGTAGCGCCAACAAGGGCAACGCCTAAACCTGCAAGAGCAGCTGCAGCCGGCACCGCCGCTTTTTTAATAGCAAACTGTGCTTTAGCGCCAACAGTCTCTAATTGCTGGAATTGCTTGATGGCTTTTGAAACGCCCTTGCCGTCAAACTCCGAGACAATTGGTAAGAGTACAGATGACATATAACTACATTACAATCTTGGGTCGTTAATAACGCGGTTAACTAGTTTTCGGACTTGATCTATGACTTTCTCGCCGGCTGCATCCCACGCTGGCCATAGCACGCGCGATGCTTGCCCATGTTTGCGGTTCATGTTGTTTGCAAACCTTTTGCCTGCATCTGTTTTAGGTGTTTTGCGGCCAGTCATATCAAACAGCACAGCGGTTGGCCCTTTGTAGCGAATAGTAAACGTGCCTAAGTTTTGCTGAAACCCTGCAAACTCTCTAACCTTTTTACCGCTGACACCAGCCTTAACGGTGTCATCAGCGTCAGACCACGGCAACATTTGGTAGCCGCTTGCTGTAGTCCATTTGTAATTCATGCCACGTAATGGCGCGCCAAACGGCAAACGGTTTTGTGCTTCGTCAACAACTGGTTGCATGACTTCTTTAAAATCGCGCGTAATTTGCATACGCAGTTTCTTGTCTATGCGGTTAAGTTTGGCTAAAGCATCCTTGATGCCTGCCACCTCGATGTTTGCGCTTACGGCCATAGTTATCGTTTCCCTTGCTCGTTAATGACTGTAATCACTGTAAGCAAGTCGCGCGTGCCAAACGGTATTTGTTGTTCAGGCCAGAAACCTGTTGCGGCACAAACTTCGGCTAGTTGCCGTCGATAAGTGCCGCGTCCGTAGGGTTTGGGTTAGTCACATCTGCCTCTGGTAAAACATCCATTTCAGGGTTTTCTTTTAGCCAGTCCATAAAGTCATCAGGCAGTTTTTCGCCTTTGACCTTTAGCAATGTGTACGCCCAAAACGACCAATCACGAAACCCAGAGTTTTGTGCGTCCAGTGGTTTCTTGTTAAATTTTTCTTCCCACAACGCAATGCTGAACAACGTGGTGTAAAGGTACTCTGGCTCTGCATTGGTGGTACGGGTCAACTTAAGTTTGATGCGCATATTGCCTGCCTTGTGTCGGGCCGTTGCCGGCTGTGATTGGTTACGCTACTGCAACGCTGTAAACGCCACCAGTAAACGTAATGTCAATAGTGTCAAGCGCGCCTAGTGCGGCGTTGACAATTGGCAAGGTTTCTAGGTAGCAACCCGTAAGTGTTGACTCTGGGTTAGTTGCGCTAGTAGCTGCGCTTGTTGGCTTAATCTTGACTGTTGTGGATGTGCCCACTAATGCAGCCAATGTTGCGTAAGTCTCTGTAGCAGCAAAACTGTTGTACATAGTCAAAGTCAATGTGCTGTTTTCTAGGCCAGCCGTGTAAACGCGTGCGGTCTTGCCAAAAGATGTTGACTCAAGAGCCTCGATCACGCGAGTTAAGTTGGCGGCGCTGCACTGGTCGGTCAAGTCAACGGCATTAACCGTGACTAACGGGTTAGATAGGTAAGTGCTGGTAGCCATGTGGGTTAAATCTCCTCGTTAGGTTCTGTACTAGTTTTAGCAGGTTTTTTAGGTTTAGGTGTGGATTGCTCAACAATGAAACCGCCAGACAACAGCGCTGCCACGTTAATGCCCTCGTCAGGTATAAACGGATCACCAACTATGCCAAGTTTGCTGGATGTGATGGTATAGATCATGCGGTTTGTGCCTGCACTTTCATTGTTAGGTCATAGCAAGGGTAAGACGCGCCGCCAATGTCAATTGAGCCGGGTCTGCCGTCTAACACAATAATTTTGGATGCCAGCACCAAAGCCACTACCTGCAAAATTTCGCGCAACACTGGCAGGCCTGCAGGCCCAGAGCCAACAACTTTAAGCGGGAAATCCATCGTGACAATGTTGCCGTTACCGCCGTAGGTCGTAAAACTTGGCGCTAATAGAAACACGCAGTTGGGCACAAGCCGTGTGGGGTCTGTTACTACCCTTAGCCCAGTTACGGCCGTTAGCGTGGCTGCTACATCGTCTATGGCCTCGTTTAAGAGGTCTGTGTACGGTGCAGGCATTAGGCAACCGCTGGTCGGGGGATACCCAACAATTGCTTAACTATCGGCGTTAGTGATTGCTGGGTTGGTGTGCCCATTGTGTCAAACGCTGCAAACGCTGTCTCGATGCTGCCACGTGAACGCCACAGAGCTGCTGCATACATCAGCGTGCCCAGCGTGACATCGTGACCCGGTGACGTGGTAAGGCTGTCAAAATACCCTGCCTCTTGCCGGCGGCGATAACAGAAATCGTTGCCAGCGCTTCGTGCTTGTGTAGCAAGCGTGTAATCGTCTGACGGATTGGTAATCGTTACGCCCAAATATGTGATCAGTTCGGCAACGGTAATCCACGTGCAGTTTTGGTTGTGTACAACACTGCCTGTGTAATCAACAACATAATTTACGCTTGTACCTGTGCAGGCGTAGATAATTTGGTTAGGTCTAGCCACCTCAGGGTTAAATTGAAATTCGCCAGTTGTTGAGTCAACGCCTGTGAACTCGTACTGCGGTAAGTCAAGCACTTTAAATGTGCCTGCAAACGGCGCAGCCAATCCACTAACTGTGATGCTTTCGCCTACAACAATTTCTGCTTCCTCAAGCGTGCTAATGCACGCGTAGTTAGACAGTAGTTGTTTACTGGCTGTTGTGTAAGTTGCCATAGCGGTCTAAGTCCGCTACAGACTAAGCGATTACGATGCCCTGAATAAACGAGGACTTAGCAACAAATGTTGAGAAGTAACCGTAGTAGGAGAACGTGCGGCTTAATGTGCTTGGGTTAGCAATTGACAAGACACCCTGCTGGGCTTCGTAAATTTCAAAGCCTGGTGCGTAAACAACAAGCATTGTGCCCGATGCAAAGTTGTTATCAACAACTAGCTGCAAGCCCATTACGTTCATGTTGTTGTAGCCCATGCCGCCAACTTTGCCAATCGAGTTTTGGCCCATAATGCCATCGGTGACATAACCCAAAACTGGTCGTTTGTTGCTGTCCAACTGTGCGCCCAACTTTTCCCACACGTCTGGGCTTACGCACAAGTGTGTTGGAAAGTAGTTGC